AGAAGGAGAAGAAGCAACTTGATATTAAGACTAAGATTATTGAGAAGACTGGTTTTGATGAGGTAATGATGGTTGACGACAGCTTGCTTTCTGGGCACAGTTCAGAGTATAATTCGATTAAAGATAACATTCAATATAAGAACCGATAAAGTGCTCCATAGTGTATAAATAAATATAACATTACGGAGCACTATGCCCAATCAATATAGTGGAGTTGGAAGACAAAATAGATTACAGGCAATAAAAGAAGGTAAAAAAACTTATATTGGTTCTACTGCCTGTAAGCACTGTGGTAATTATGAAAAATATGTCAGTAGTTATAACTGCGCTCCTTGTGCTATATCTAGAGGTTTAGAAAAACTCAATAATGAGGAGTTAATGAAACCTTATAGGACGAAGGAGAAAAAGCAACAATATTATGAAAATAATAGAGAACTAGTTAATTCTATTAAAAGAAAATATGCTAAATCTGAAAGAGGTAAAGCAGTAAATTGTGAAAAGCAAAGAAGAAGATTTGCTAGATTAAAACAAGGAATGTCAATAGAAATTACTGAAGAAGAACTTCGTCAAATTCAGGACATATATCAGGAAGCACAGCACTTGACTTTTACTACTGGGATGCAGTATGATGTAGACCACATAATTCCATTGTGTGAGGGTGGACTGCACCATCCAAATAATCTCCAAATTATTACTCACGAAGAACATCTTATGAAAACCGCACAAGAAAATAGCAGGAGATATCAAAAGTGAAGGTTGGTTTAATTTGTGACACTCACTATGGGGCAAGGAAAGGTTCCAAGCACCTACATGATTACTTCGAACTATTTTACAAAAACATCTTCTTTCCTGCTCTAGAAGAGCATGGAGTAGAAGCAGTCATTCATATGGGAGATGCTTTTGATAGTCGAAAGTCGATTGACTATCAAAGTCTTCAGTGGGCAAAGAGAGTTGTGTTTGACCGACTCAAAGATTACAAAGTGCATATGATTGTGGGAAACCATGATACATATTTTAAAAACACCAATGAAGTTAATTCTCCAGGTTTGCTTCTATCTGACTATAATAATATTTCTGTATATAATGAACCTACCGAAGTAAATGTCGGTGGACTGGACATTTTATTTTTACCTTGGATTAATACTGATAATGAGAAAGTATCTATCGAAACTATTAAAAAGACAAATTGCCGTGTGTCGATGGGGCACCTTGAACTCTCAGGATTTAGAGTTAATCGACAAATCATCATGGAAGATGGTTTGGAAAGCAAGTTATTTGAGAAGTTCACTAAAGTCTTTTCAGGTCACTACCATACAAGATCAGATAATGGAACAGTCTTCTACTTAGGTAATCCTTATGAGATGTATTGGACTGATGTAAATGATACTCGTGGATTTCATATTTTTGATACGGAAACCCTCACTCATACTCCAATCAACAATCCTTATAAATTATTTTATAATATCTATTATGAGGATACCAATTACAAACTCTTTAATGCTTCTGAGTATGAAAATAAAATTGTAAAGGTGATTGTTCGTAAAAAAACAAAACCAAAAGATTTTGAAAAGTTCATTGATAAACTTTACTCTGTAGGAGTTCAAGACCTTAAGATCATTGAAAACTTTGAGATTCAAGAATCTGAAGATTTTGAGATTGATGAAGAGGAAAATACACTTTCTATTCTAAATCGTTATATTGATGAATCTGAGTTTGAACTCGACAAAAGCATTATTAAAGGTATCTTTCAAGATTTGTATCGACAAGCTTGCGAAGTAGAATAAATGTTTCTTCTCACTCTTAAAGACAATAAGGATGATGGTGCATATGCCGTCCAAGATAGGTATGGGCACAAAGTACTTTTTTTGTTTGAAGAGGAGGATGATGCCGAAAGATATGCTATGATGTTAGAGGATCAAGAAGATGCGGAGATGGATATTGTAGAAGTTGATGATGAACTTGCGATAAAAACTTGTAAGTACCATTCTTACAAGTATGCGATTATTACCCCTAATGACATTGTGATTCCTCCTAAAAATGATTAATGTGTAAAAGACTTGTATTATAAATAATACTAGTTGAACATTAATTATGAAATATTATACTTATGCTTATCTGCGAGAAGACGGAACTCCCTATTATATCGGTAAGGGTAGTGGTAAAAGAAAAACTGTATTACATAAAGGTAGAAAGAAAAAAGTAGTAATTGGTATTCCTAGTGAAGATAGGATATTAGTATTGAAGGACAATCTTACAGAAGAAGATGCCTTTAAACACGAAAAATATATGATTGCTATTTTAGGTAGAAAAGATATAGGAACCGGTATTTTGCGAAATACCACTGATGGTGGAGAAGGAGCAAGTGGGCATAAAAAAAGTGAAGAGTGGAAGAAGATGCAGAGTGAATTTTTAAAGAAAAATAATCCTATGTATAATCCCGACATAATAGAGAAGATGCGGAAATCTAAAATCGGGTCTAAACAATCTCAAGAAACGATTAATAAGAGGGCAGAAACCATAAAGAATATGGGAGGAGTTAAACTTACAGAGGAGCAGAGGAAAAGAATAAGTGAGGGCAATAAAGGCAAACCTAAAAGTGAGGCACATAGGGCAGCACTAAAAGCAGCTTGGGCTAGACGAAAGGCAAAAAAGATGTTATAGTAAAAATCAATGAGTATGAGATTGTGATTACTTTTAAGAAACTTCGTTATAAGAATTTTTTAAGCAGTGGCAACAACTGGACTGAGATTGACTTTCAGCAACATAAAACCAATCTAATAGTTGGAACCAACGGGGCGGGCAAGAGCACTATGTTGGATGCAATCTGCTTTTCCCTCTTTAACAAGTCATTTAGAAAAATTAATAAAAATCAGTTAATCAATTCTACGAATGAAAGAGATTGTGTAGTAGAAATTGAATTTGACATTAACAATAGAGAATATCTAGTAAGGAGAGGTATTAAACCAAATCTATTTGATATTGTAGTTGACGGAAACGCTCTCCATAAGGAAGCAGACGACCGATCTAATCAAAGAATTTTAGAGCAAAATATTTTAAAAGTTAATTACCGTAGTTTTACTCAAGTGGTAATTCTGGGTAGTAGTACTTTTGTGCCCTTTATGCAATTAACAACATCTAATCGTCGTGAAGTGATTGAAGATCTATTGGATATTCGTATTTTCTCTGCGATGAACAGTCTTATTAAAGATAATATTCGTACAAAAAAAGAGCAGATTAAATCATTGGATCTTAAGAAAGGCAATCTTAAAGATAAGATGAAGATGCAGCAAGAGTTTATTGAGGAGTTGGAAAATCGTGGTAATGCGAATATAAATGCCAACAAGGAAAAGATTATCAACTTAGATAATGAAGTTGGTAATTATATGAATACTAATGAGGACTTGGAAGGGCAAATAAAAACACTGCAAGTTGATATTGAAGAACTTCAAGGTGTCGGTGACAAGTTAGTGAAACTTAATAACCTTAAAGGTAAAATCTCTCAAAAGGTAAGTACAATTACCAAAGAACATAAGTTTTTTACTGAAAATACGGTATGCCCTACCTGCACACAAGAGATTGAAGAAGAGTTTCGTGTAAATAGAATTGCAGATGCTCAAAATAAGGCAAGAGAACTTAAAGATGGTTATGATGAACTTGAGCAAACTATTAAGTCTGAACAAGAACGAGAGCGTCAATTTAATGCCCTATCTCAGGAGATTACAAAGTTAACGCATGGTATTTCTCAAAACAATACTCGGATTAGTCTCAATCAACGACAGATCAGAGATCTTGAACATGAAATTCAAACTATTACCAATCAGTTGCAAAACAGAAATACTGAACATGAGAAGTTAGAAGAGTTTCGGGAAAATCTCCAAAAGACAATAGAAGACCTCTCGGACAAAAAACAAGAAATCGTTCATTACGATTTTGCCTATTCTCTACTCAGAGATGATGGTGTAAAAACGAAGATTATTAAGAAATATCTTCCGTTCATAAATCAGCAGGTCAATCGTTATCTTCAAATGATGGACTTCTACATCAACTTTAAACTTGATGGAGAATTTAGTGAAACTGTTGAATCTCCGATTCACGAACATTTCTCATATTCATCTTTTAGTGAAGGTGAAAAGGCACGTATAGACCTTGCATTACTTTTTACTTGGCGTGAAGTTGCAAGAATGAAAAATTCTGCAAATTGCAATATTCTCATATTTGATGAAGTTTTTGATGGTTCTCTTGATGGTTTTGGTGCTGATGAGTTTTTGAAGATTATTCGTTATGTTGTTAAAGATACTAATGTTTTTGTAATTTCTCATAAATCAGATCTTCAAGATAAGTTTGACTCTACTATTAAATTTGAGAAGAAGAGTGGATTTTCTTATAAGACTGAACTATAAGACACTTTCTCAACTGGACTCCTTGACCTCTGAAAACATAGATAATAAAGTGTCTTCATAGACCCAAGAACAATGAACACTCCAAACTGGCAGCACCATTCCAAGAAGGAGCAGAATCGGAAACTGAAACCACAAGCACTCCGACAAGCAAAGGCACGTCGCCAAGCACTCAAGAAGCGTCTCCATCAAAGAGACTAAATATCTAAGAAGTCTGTATAAAATAAAATGTCTTTATCAACCAACAGTACTTATAGATTTCTTGTAGAAAAACTTGGAGCAAGTGACCCTGATGCCTTTATTGGAAATGCAGGAGAAGTATTCTATGACCCTAGTGTTGCCACCCTCAAGTTATCAGATGGTTCCACTGCTGGTGGCACTACTATCGGTGGTGGAGGTGGGGAATCCTACTGGGAATCAACAGGAGCAGGAATTAACACATCTTCTAATGTTGGAGTGGGGACCACAAATCCTCAAACGAAACTTCAAGTTGGAGGAGTCATTGGATTTAATGATACAAACATAAGAATTGGTGATAATACTACTGGTGCTAGTATAACCAGTGGAACTAGCAACATCTTTATGGGTGTTGGTGCTGGTAATTCAACCACCACTGGAAGTTGTAATAATTTCTTAGGTCGTGAAGCAGGAGAATACAACACCACTGGAAATAATAATAACTTCTTAGGTTATCTTGCAGGATACTACAACACCGGTGGAAGTAACAATAACTTCTTTGGATTTAAGGGAGGATACTCTAATACCACTGGAAAATATAATAACTTCTTCGGTTGGTTTGGAGGATTCTCCAATACCACTGGAGAGAATAATAACTTTTTTGGTCGTGAAGCAGGATACTACAACACGGAAGGATCTTACAATAACTTCTTTGGATTTAGGGGAGGATACTCTAATACCACTGGAAATAATAATAACTTTTTTGGTCGTAATGCGGGGAAATACAACACCACTGGAAGATATGATAACTTCTTAGGTGTCGAGGCGGGGAAATACAACACCACTGGCGAAAGTAATGCTATTTTAGGTAATTTTGCGGGATATTATAATACCACTGGATCTTATAATAGTTTCTTTGGAGATGGTGCAGGTCATTATAATACTACTGGAAATAATAATGTTTTCTTAGGTAAATATTCTGGAATTTCTACATCAGCATCCAATAAAATTATTATTGGATCTGGAGAAACTTGGGGAGTTGAGTTTGACTCCCCAGACACCACCAAAGACACTCAGTTTGCAGTAGGTGTAAGAACTGATAGTAACCCATCTAACTATTGGATTGTTGGTGATGAGAACTTTAATGTTGGAGTAGGAACCACAAATCCAACATCTAAGTTGACAGTTCAGAATGGTGATATTAAAGTAGGTGTAAATACATCTGAGGGTCTTATTCTAACTGACTCTAATGGAGTTGCTTGGAGATTGATTGTAAATACTGATGGTACACTTACAACTACTGCAGTTTGATAGAAATTAATTTATGAAAACTTATTATTTTATGGCAGGACTACCTCGTTCTGGTAGTACCGTCCTTTCTGCGATTTTAAATCAAAATCCAAGATTTTATTCTGGTCCATCAAGTCCAGTTCTTTCCACGATGTATTCTGTAGAAAATCATCTTGCAAATGATGAATTGTTTAACTCATATCCAAAACCAGAACAGGTAAAGAATATTATTTCTTCAATCATTCATCAATTTTATACTGATGTTGAAACACCTGTGGTGATTGATAAGAATCGTGCTTGGACTGCAAGAGTTCCTTATATTGAAGGATATATTGGTCAGCAAGCAAAGATTATCTGTCCTGTAAGAGATATTGATGAAATTTTGACTTCTATGATTATGATGATTCGTCGTAATCCTTATCAAGAAGGACAGAGAAGAATTAATTTTATTGATGAACAACTTGTGAAACTTAATATTCCTTTGAGTGATGATAATCGTTGTGAGTATATTGCAGGACCGCAAGGAATTCTAGGTCAATCTTTAAATGCGATTGTAGAAGGATTCAAACAAGGGTTTGGTGATCGTATTCATTTTGTTGAATATAAGGATTTAGTAGATAAACCAGAAGAAACTCTTAACAAACTTTATGAGTTTCTTGGTGAAGAACCTTATGAACATACCTTTGATAATCTTCAAAATCAAAACAGAGAGCAAGATTTGAAAACTTATGGACTTTCTGATATGCACCAAGTTCATTCTAAACTTGAATCAACTGCTCCATCTCCATCTGAAGTTCTTTCTGAGAGTGTTTTGAAAAAGTGCAAAGGAATGGACATTTGGAGACAAAATAAACCAATAAATAAACCAGAAATTAAAATCGTAAATTAGGAGATTAACCACGATGCCAAGATTAGAAAGAGGAAGTGTAAGAGAATTTAATCTAGATAAATGTCTAGAATCAACAGGACATAGTGAAGATTTAATTCGTATACTTGTTTCTGAAGGTGTTCATAGTGAAAAAATTCATAAGACCATTACAAGAAATACCGAGCACATCAAAATTATTATTGGTAAACAAGAAGTAATTGACTCAGCATCACCAAGACTTGTTGCATTCCAAGAAGCAGTAGACCTTGGAGAGGCATTTGTTGCATCTTGATACTGATAAATAATTATACCCAAAGACAGTTGATGAACCGTCACATGACCCCGCCTAAACAGCGGGGTTCTTTTGTATAATAGGTTCATACGCAACAGACCGATGACCGTTAAGCACGAAATCAAGTCCCAACTTGCCAAACTTCTTGCCACTGAAGACCTTGTGGTGGAGCACAAGCAGGTTGAGACTGCTTGCTTCAATGTCCACACTCGT